GTTATAGAATAGAACTACCGAACTAGGGAAAGGTAAAACAATGAAAGCAAGTTGCGTAGAGTGCGGGCGAGTATTCGACCTAACTAATGAAACGGATTTACAGGAAGCAAAATACGGGCACGATTGCGAAGCACCAGCAAGCACCCGGAACGAAAGTTATTGGTTCGACCACCAAGACGGGAGATTTATCTAATGAACGGCGAGTCTAAGTATTACTCAACGGGGCGAGACCTAACTATTTCAATAGTAGAAATAAAGGCGAGCAGTATGGAAGAAGCCGAAGCGGTTATGCAGAGGTTCATAGATGAAATCGGCAAGGTTATGACGGACGAGGTTCGTTGGGACGAAGCGGATTGGAGTATTCAGGAAAACACTATGAACGCAGAAGGAACAGGTTGGGAAGTAACGGACGAGGGTGTTCCAGAATACTTTGAGATGAGTGATGTGGAAGCAGATGCCGACACACTTGCGAGCGCAGGACACGGAACAGACGAGGATTACGGATACTATGGAGATTAGAGCGATATATAAGAGAGGGGTAAAAAGTGGGAGGTGTAAAAATGAAAAAGGGAAATAGCAAAAGTGCGGTGAGAAAGAACGCCGACAAACTAGATGAACTAATGCGGAAAATGGCAAGCGAAAAAACCTACAAGGATTATCTAAAAGTAAGAACAGAGTTTCGCGCCGAGTTAGGGCTATAAGTAAAAACAGGAAAGAGTCCCTGGATCCGAATTGGGTTCAGGGATTATTTTCTTTAGGCGTGTTGTTGTAAATGTCAGAGAACTAGGATAGATTTATCTCACTAGCAAAACGCTAGAGAACTAGGGAGAAAAAAATGACACAAGGAAAAGCAGTAGTTATCAAGACAGATGGCTCAAAAGAGGTTGTTACTTTCACGATTGGTGACTCTTACAAACTACTATCAAACACAGTCGAGGGAATGATTGAGTGTGTGCGGTTGGCAGAAGATACCGATATGTGGTGCAACGAAAATGGAATTGCAGAAGGTCGCGATTTGAATCTAATGGCTTCGGCTATCTATAACGAAACTTTCGGCGTAGCGAATCCTATTCTTGGAAATGTAATCATTACAGGTGGCGCAGATGATGAGGGTGAAACCCTTGGGCTTACCGAGGAGCAGGTTCAGAAGTGGCTCGCCTATAACAAGGCGGTAATTCCAACGGCTTACTTTGAAGACCCAATGTATGCCGAATACCTAAGCAGGTAGAAGAATCAAAAAGAGTCCCTCACCAAAAGGTGGGGGATTTTTTTTTGCAAAATGCTAAAAAATGTCAGTCTCTTATGAAAGAATAATAAATGTGGAAAACAATGACAAAGCAAGTGAATACGCATACAAAGCCCTTATGGGTAGCATCTTCGGAACTGCAAAGCCAGTAGACGAAAACCCGATAGTCCAAAAGCGCACCACAATTTGGTTACACGAAAACTTCACAGATGATGAAATCTGGGAAATGTATGACACCATAAAGTGGGAGCAAGAACTCAAGGAATAAAGTAAAGAGAAAGCCCCCGTCAGAAATGGCGGGGGTTTTTTTTACCCGATTGCTATATATAAGAGAGGGGTAAAAAAGGCTAGGGCTAAGTGTCGGCTAGAAGTGGGAAAGTATTTTCCGGGTGAAATGCATCGGCAGCTAGCCGGGAAATAATAATCTATGATAGAGTTTGCTTGCCGTAGAAAACTAGGGAAAGGAAAAAACTATGAGCGCAATAGGAGTAGCAGAGGGAAAAATATCTTTCTCTCTAAATAGTGATTGCCAATGCTTTGACTGTAATAAGTGCGGTATTGGTTATATGGGTGGAGAAGCCGGGGAGAAATGTAGTGACTGCACGGGTGGAGTATTAGAAAACGCCAATGGTTGTATGGGTTGTTGGGACGATAGCGAAAGTATTTTTTACGACACTATCTACGAATGGCGCAAGGAAGTCGGAGTGAATTGGGGCTTAGTAAGGATTGACGGAAGAGGTATGGGCTGGACTAAAGAAATGGGAAGCGCCGTAGTGCCGTTGGATAAGGCTTTGAAGGCTTTGACACTAAGAGGTGACTTTCGAATTGAGGTTGAGTTTAGTGGAAAGAGTTTCAGCGCTCGCCGTTATTCTCACGATGAGCCGACAGGAGCGAGTTTCTTTTTCACCCTAGTCAAGGGAGAAGAAGACTAGAAAGGCTATGGACGCGAGAAGCCCTGCCGAGAGGTAGGGCTTTCGTGTTATTGTTGGCATATATAGAAGAGGGGTAAAAAATGGATGAGATACCGAATGTAAAGAATGTAATCTTTATTGGAGATTACTTTTCAATGATTGTGAGCGTTGCCGTTCCTGGATCTGAAGTAAAGGATGGCGAAGCCTATGAAGACGCTTGCTTGCGTTCCGCTGGGACTTTGATGAAAGAGCATTATGGTTGGGATGTTCAAGCAGTTAGTAGACATATTGGCGTTCTCGATGAGGGAGACCCTAATTGTGAGACTTGCTATGGAGCAGGGAAGGTTAGTTCAGAGGTAGCTGGCTCAATGAGAGAAGTCGAGTGTCCCGATTGCTTTGCTAATAGGGGGTAAAATTTTTGCACCGAGAGTTTCAGATGTTAGAATAGTAGTCCGGGTAGTAGTGCGGATTCCCTTCCTGCGCTCCCCGTTGAGGTGAGATACCCTACTCACCGCACTTTCACCCATGTTCCCTAGCATGGGTGAAGTGTCTATCTTGCAAATGTCAGGTAAGTAGTTTAGACTTATAGTAACTTGGTAGGGGCTAGTCGCTGGACACCTGAACGCCTAGAACTTGCAAGGGGCGGAAACAATACGACACCCTACCGAGTCTCTAACCTAGGGAAGGAAAGTAAATGAGTTACGAAGGAAGTATGAAAGGCTCAGGTATCTACGCCGAAGATGTGACTTTTGAAGTCGAGTGCGAAGAGTGCGGTAAGTCTTGGGAAGAAGATTTTCAGACAGATGACTGGGGAGATGTTCAAGCAGAAGTAAAGTGCGAGTGCGGTCACGAATGGACTTTCTCAAGGGAGAGAGGCGAAGTAGATGACTCTAATGAACCCGATAGATTAGAAGACCTATGGGACTAAAGGAAGCCCCGCCGAAAGGCGGGGTTTTTCTTTGCCCCGATATATAGAAGAGGGGTAAAAAATCAGGGAAGTGCAATGCCGTTATTCTTGAAGTCATGGAAATCGTTCAAAAGTATTATCATTCAAATGGTGGTAGCGCTCCGTTTATGGTCGCAATAGTTGATGACCCTGCCGATGGAGACACAAAACTTGTAATAATGTTTGAAGAAGAAGAATGCACCGCAGTTCTTTCTTTAGATACTTTGATAGAGAGTGAAGACATAGGTAAGAAAAACTCTTATTCAGGGGAAAGATACGAGTATGCTTTGCGTGATGAACTTTGGAATGACTCTAACTACTACTAAAAAAAATCAGTAAGGAAAAAAGAAGTGACCACAATAGCTGCCGTTCAGGGTGAGGGCTGGGCTGTTGTTGGCTATGACTCTAGAGTTTCAGAAGAAGATGGTAGGGCTTATACCTTGCCGAAAGATAATGGAAAAATAATAAAGAATGGTTCTTATCTTTTAGGTGCGGCCGGGGATATGAGAGCAATAAATCTTTTGGCTCATGTTTTCAAGCCACCGATATGTAACCCAACAACAAGAGGCATAAAGTTAGATAAGTTTATTACTACACACTTTATCCCGGATCTAAAAAAGTGTTTTGAGGAAAACTCATATTCAAAAGATGGCGAGCAAGACTCTCAAATAATGGTTTTGGTAAATGGAACTATTTATGAGATAGGCGAAGATTATTCTTGGTGTCACGATGAAATGGGAGTTTATGCTATTGGTTCAGGTGCGCCGTATGCTTTAGGTGCGCTCAATGCGTTGGCAGAAGGAAAGAAAAGAACTCTTACAGGGGCTAGAGGTAGTTTGAAGCTTGCGCTCGCCGTATCTTGTAAGTTTGATAAGCAGTCAGGCGAACCTATTTATTTACAAACTCAATACACCGAGTAAGGGGTTTTACCCCCCTACTCTATATGCACCGACTATTTAGGACAGTCAGGGCAGATTAGGTTGCGGTAATAATCTCTTTGGCGTATTTGGAACTTTTCTCCGCATAGGTAGCAGTTTATCCAAATCATCACTTGCTTTGTTCTTGTTGCCACTTGAGTTCCCTTTCTCTTGGCTTGGTATAAGTCTATCCTAGAAACACGCCGAAATAAGTATTTCGCTAGGTGTGTTGAAAACATCAGAGAACTATCATAGACTTGTATTACTAGGGAAAGGAGGGAACCAAATGGGAAAAAGTTTTGCAGGAATAGACGCACCGAAGTATCCAGAAATCGAAGTTCAACTTACTGGCGAAGATGGAAATGCCGTAGCGATTATGGGTCGTGTGTCTAACGCTATGAAGAAGGCAGGAGTTTCTCAAGAAGAAATAAATGCTTATCTTGATGAAAGTATGTCGAGCGATTACGACAACTTGCTACGAACTGCCGTGAAGTGGGTTTCAGTAGCGTAAGGTTCTAAAAGATAAGGGGGGCGAAAGCCCCCTTTATTTTTTACCTCTTTTTTATTTATAGGTATGCCGTTGTAAAAGTCAGGGAACTAGTTTAGACTAAAGACAAGGGAACTAACTAGGGAGAAATATGAAGCAAGATAGTTTAGAAAGTAAAATCCTTTTTCCTACCAAATGGGTAGATGAAAATTGTTGGTATTGGCTTGGACAACTCAATAAAAATAATCCTTCATATGTCGTAAAAGTAGAAGGCAAGAGAATTGCAATTAGAGTGCGCCGACTAATGTGGGAAATAAATGTTGTTGATAACAAAGAAAAACCTATAACAAAGCGTGATGTAATAATTTCAGTGTGCGGAGATAATTTATGTGTAAACCCTTCTCACTTGAAAAAATATACAAAGACAGAAGCACTTGACTTGGGCTACCTAAATCAAGCGCAGAGGACACAAGAAAGATTTGCAAAAATTACTCATTGTCCTAGAGGACACGAATACACAGAAGAAAACACTGCCTATAACACAGGCAAGTGGGCTACCAATAGAACTAGAACTTATAAGTGCCGTTATTGTAAAACTTGTAATCGTGAGAGAGCGGCTCAAAGAAAACTCAAACTAGGTGCAACACGACTTGTAAAAGATTACGAAGGCAGAGGACTACTAACTACCGAACTTATGGACATAATCTTCAAAAGACCAGTGAGAAAGTTCTAGAAAGATTTTTACCCCCCTGTTATATATGCCGAACGATAGAAAAAGTTTTTGGAGGTCCAGGACCCGGAAATGAAAACTTTTGGTTCAGACTTGAAAAAGTCAGGGAAGTAGATTATTATTCAGGTATGAAGTTCTTACCCGATAGCGCAATACTTGGAACGCTTGGACATATCAAGCACGCTGGCAAGGCACGCCCTAAGAAGCGTATTGCTCGCCGAGTTGATACACGCTCCGAGTTTGTAGGTGGTGGCGACTTTAGAAGTCTTGAGCAGTTGCTCGCACTAGCGAAACAACACGCCGAGAAATCAGGGAAGTAGAAAAAAGCAGGGAAGTAAGATAGAGTTATCTCACTAGGGAAAGGGAAAACAAATGGAAGCAGTATTTACTTGGGTAGAGCGAAAGACTAACTCACGCCTTACACGCAGAGGTCGCTTGGTTATTGGCTGGGCTATTGCGCTCGCCTTCCTTGTGGCGTTCGGACTTGCTAACTATGCGACAACACCTGCCGAGTGCAGAGTGGAAGTAGAGCAGATGTCTCAGTTCTGCAAAGACTTGTTGTATCCGTGAGAGAGATATATAAGAGAGGGGTAAAAAGTGAAGAAGAATAAAGGCGCTACCGCACCGACTTGGACTAAGTTCGAAGAAGTTTATCCGTCAGAAGGAAAGCTTGGCGAGAACGAGACAATGTGGCAAAACAGATTTTATGTTGTTGTGCGAAAGTATCTTCAAGGAACGCACGAAGGTGCTATTCACTTGAGTATTCGACATATAGACAGAAAAGCAATTAGAGACTGGCGACACTTTCAGAGGATCAAAAATGAACTTGCTGGAGAGAGCAGAGAGGGTATGGAAGTTTTTCCACCCGAAGAGTTTTTAGTTGATACCGCTAATCAGTATCACCTATTCGTTTTACCAGTTGGACAAACTACGCCGTTCACTTGGAAGTCTCAAGGTCGTATTGTTGGAAATAAGAATGATGAAGAAGTTATTAGAAAAATGGTTGCTTTGGGATTAGACCCTAAAGACGCTAGAAACTCAGTTCAGAGGGAAGTGGAAGCGTGAGCGACCAAGCAGGATTATCAGACGCAGAGTTCGCTTGCCTTTTGTTTAGGTCTTGCGGAGTGCCTGAAAGGGCGCTCGCAGGTGCTTTGGGCAGAGACCATTCTGCCGAGTGTGGGTTTTGCCAAGGAACAAAACAGGTAGACCCTAGGAGCGTTCGAAGATGAGCATATATAGAAGGGGGGTAAAAAATGTATTTTGATACTGGAATGATAATTGGAACAACTATTGCGCTCGCAGGAGCTTGTTTTGTAATGGTTGTAGGACTGCGCCGTTCAATGGAACTTGAGAGAGTTATTAGAATCAAGAACCGAAGAATCATAGAACTAGAAGCACAACTCGACAAAAGCAAAAGAAAGGAAAGGATTTAGTTCATGAAGGTTGCAAAGATTTCAGAAGAAGCCATTAGGCTTTATGAAGAAGGGTTGGCTATTGAGACAGTTGCCGAAGAACTTGGAGTTTCTTACCGAACTGCAAGAAAGGCAATAAATCTCAATGGAGCAATAACAAGAGACCCCTCAACAAGGGTCAAGGGTCGAACAGACCCTAGAGGTGGAAAGAAGGTAACGAAGAAAAGATGAAACTAGAAAACATAGTTTGGACTGCGGTAATAGCCCTAGCCATGGGTGTAGCAACCATAGTCTCTGCCGTTTATGGAGACTTGACCTACACAGTTGGCTTTGGACTATGTGCCGTGACATCAGCCCTGCTTTCATCAAGAGAAAGACGATAGAAGGTTGCATTATAGAGAAGTGGGGTAAAAGCCACTTCTCTGCAACTTTTTTGGGGCATTTTGGATTTTTAGGCGTTTAGCACGATGATCCATAGTTTTGTGTGTAAAAATCTTTTTTGAGACACACGCTCAGGGTGACTTGACTGCAGAACTTCCCTGCATTTATGCTATGGTTGTAATCAAGTAAGAACCCAAGTGACACAAGGAGATATACGAATTAGACACTTGAAGTAAGGCTATCCCCTAAGAGGCGATGGTCGGGTTAGTGAAGTCTCTAACCCTGTCCCCGTAACCTAACAAAGGAAAAACCGAATGAACTATTCTCCAAAGCGAAAAGCAGAGAATGTGCTGGCTATTCTATCTTTACTGATAGTAGTTAGTTCAGGAGCAGTTGCCGTAGCAGTAGAGAAAGAACAAGAGGTTGTCGCAACAGAGCAAGTGGCAACTAGAGATCTAACAGCGCTTCAGGCGCTCGCAGAAGAGAAGAAGGAAGTAAAGAAGCCAAAGCTTCGCCCACTTTCCTACTTCGAGAACAAGACCAGTCTTACCGACAAAGAGTTGGTAGAACTTCTTCAGGTCGTAGGTTTTGAAGGTCAAGATCTAAAAGAGGCTTGGGCTATAGCCAAGAAGGAAAGTAATGGCAGACCCCTTGCTTTCAATGGCAATACCCTAACTGGAGACAATTCCTACGGAATCTTCCAAATCAACATGATAAACAGTTTGGGAGAAGATCGTAGAGAGAAGTTTGAACTAAACCATAACGCAGACCTATTCAACCCCGTAACTAATGTGGAAATTGCTTTCCATATGAGCAATGGTGGAGAGAACTGGAGTTCATGGCATATAGGCAAAGACGCTTATACTAGTACCAGTGGAAAACATTTCGCTAAGTTCAAAGAGTGGCTGGCTAAGTTTCCCGGAGAGGTAAAGTAATGAGCGAGCAAGAAGAGTTGAAGCCTTTACTTGGTTCAGTAGAGCCAGTAGTTTCTGCCCCTGCCCCAGTAGCAGAGCCAGTAGTTATGGTGAAGGAAGAGCCAAAGAAAGAAAGCAAAGCCCCGAAGTTGAACACCGAAGGCGACAAGATCGTTTTCATGTCTGCTTTGAAGGTTGGTGCTTATGAAGGTAACTCCGAAAGTGTAAAGACAGTTCAACTCCGTTTAGTTGAACTTGGCTTCGATACTTGCATGAACGACAAGTTTGGTCGTTTGGGAAGTGGAGCAGTAGAAGCGATAAACGCTTACAGAAAATCAAAAGGTCTTTTAGAGAATGGCGCTTTTGATGAAGAAGTCTTGGCACATTTATTTGCTGGCACTAATGTAGGTGTCAAGCACTAAAGCATTGCAACAAAAAACCCCCTACCTTGCGGTGGGGGGCTTTTTGTTTTTGAAGCTTTATCCGTATACAACCTCACCTAGCACCGCAACTTGAAGAACTGCATCACCGCAAATAGCGTCATAGTTGTCGAAGTCAAATAGATCCATGCTTACTTGATTATTAGCAATAGGAAGAGCCTTGCCTAGTTCTTCAATTCCAATAATCTTTTCAGTTCTTTCTTCAGTTACTTCGTCAATAGCAACTAAACGAACCTTGCCGATCTTGTCCCAATCAGTGCCGTCCAAGTATTCAACTTCTTCCCAGTGGGTTCCGAAACTTTCAAAAGCAGAACCAAACACTGAAGACCATAATTCTTTTTCGTCTATTGTGATTGTGATTTCCATTTTGTTTTCTCCCTAGTGCGGTTTTTGTTTGGTTGTTTACCGCTAAGAAAATAGTAACCTACTTCCCTGCACTTTTGCAAGTCTTAGTGCCGTGTGTTTTAGGTAACAAAAAACCCCCTATCTCTAGGGGGTTCTTTGCCGTTAGGGGTTAGGAGGCAACCTGTAACAGTCTTGGCAATGCTTTCTCTTCTAAAGTTCTTGCGGTGTTTGGCATGATGATATTCCACAAGATCTCAGAATCAGACAAGGTGCGGAACTCTTTAGTAGTTCCAATGTATGTTTCTTCTGTAACAACTAATGCGGTGATATCTGTTGAACCTTCAATTAGTTCTTTCACCTTTACGGTTGTCTCAATGTGGAAGTAGTAAGTAGTTCCACCTGCAGTAATCGCTACTCCATAAGTTTTCATTTGCTTCTCCCTAGTTAGTTAGTTGATCGTTTGACCAACAGGGAAAGCATATAATACTTGTCTGCACTTTCGCAAGACATGTCATAGATTTTTTGTAGGCATATCAAAACATAGACATGATTGCTTGTCCTAGATTTTTCCTATGCTTGGTTTGTAAGTTACTTGATAAAGCTTATGAGTAACTTACTTGGAAGTAACAAGTTAGTTTGATGATCTTCTTTATAAGTCTAGATTAGAACTTGATAGTTCTATATAAGTAACTTCTATTAGAAAACTTTTTTATTTGTAAAAATATTTTTGTTAGAAAAATTTTTTGTAATCAAAAAAGATTTTTATTATTTATTATGTAAAGAAAAATAAATAATAAATAGATCATAGGCATGTATAGGCAGGTTATTGGATATTTTTTAGTCAAAAATGGGGGGTAAAAAATATGCGGAACCGCATGAAAAAATACCCCGGAACGATTTCAAAAAGTCCAAAAAACACCCCCTGTCTTCTCCGGGGTCAAAATCAAAATATGGAAAGGTTCATATTTTCGTCTCTGTCGTACAAGCTTTAGAGCCCTTCTTTAAATTCACCTTCTTTAGACTCCCGTACAATTACTTTCATGGCCAATCAACCAAAGCTTCCTGTAGACGAGATGCACTATCTCTCCACCCTCACTAGGGTTGAGATGGAGTCTCGCCTCCGTTCTCTTTGGAAAGCTGGCTGGTCTCTTGCAGTTATTGGAGCGTCTTTCTCTCCCCCTCGCCCCAAGACCACCATCCACTTCTGGGTTAAGCGAGCACAAGATCTAAAGCTCTCTCGACCTATCCCATCTCCTGCACCAAAGTCTTTGACGACTTCCGTGCCTACTAGAAATGCCCCTCGCCTTAGATCCATTTCTCCGGGCGTCCCTCCCGAGATAAGACCTCGTCTCAGGGAGTTGTCTGAGCTCTCTAAGCGCTACAGAGCTAAGACAAGGGAAGATAGCCCTCTTGCTCAAGCCAATCGTGAGTTGACCTACTTAGCTCAGCAGTTAAGAGCTCGTGGAGTCCCTACAGCCGCTATAGCAGAGGCTGCAGGAGTTACCTACCGTGCTATGGCAAGGCGCCTAAGCCAGTGATTAGAAGCTATAAGACAAAGAACGGTACTTATAGCGAGAAAGATCTTGCTGTAATTGTTTGGAAGAACCCTAAGAAGACCAAGCGCCCTCAGTCGCGCCAGCTTGAGACTATGACTAGCCCTAACTCTCGCTATCCAATGGCTTTTCCACTTAAGAGTCTTACTAAAAGCACTGCTTTTAAAGCAGCTAAGCAAGTTAAAAGCTCCGAAGAGTTCTTTGTAGAGATAGAAAATACTTCTAGGAATACTCCAGTGTTGCTGGACTTGCCTCTAGCTACTGTTACTCTTGGTTGGATCGATTTTTATGTTCCAGAAGAATTCATAGAAGAGGATTTAAAGTCTTGAGAGCAGTTTCAGATGTTTTTCCAGCAGTAGTTTGGCTTGCCCCACCAAACTCCATAGGTCTTGACGAGTTAAAAATCCCTGGTCCCTGCCCTGAAGGAACTCGCAAGGTTGATAGAGTCCGCGTTGTCCTTTTAGGAGATATCATTTTGATAGCACAGGACACCCCAGAAGGGCCTAAACTAGTTTTTAAGGAAAAATACCTATATAGACATGTTGAAGATAAGAACCAAGCAGTTTTAACAGACTCTGGCAAGGTTATAGCCTTCAAAAAAGATTCCAGCTGCGGCTGTGGGTCGCGTCTTAGAGGTTGGAATCCTTACGGGCAGAATAGTTCTGTCTACTCGAGTCAGGATCCAACAGAATGAAAGATATAACACTTTTACAGTTTGTAATTTTAGGTCTTGCAACCTATAGAGTTACTCGTCTCTTCACTAGGGACATGATTACTGGGTCTTTAAGAAACGCCTTTTGGAAGAAGTTTCCACCAGAGTCTTCATATCTTGGCTACCTCTCCACTTGTGAGTGGTGCTTCAGCTTTTGGATTGCTGCGGCATTCGTTGGAGCCTTCCTAATCATTCCATCAGTAACCTCTATCATTGCTATAATTTATGCTGTATCAGCTGTAGCTGGTTTGTTGACTGCGTATGAAGATAAGTAAGACTTCATGCTCCGTTGGAAGATGACAAGGAGTTCTCATGGGTATATTCACTAACAACACCCCAGAACAGTCATCTCCTCAACCTCAAACACCAAAAAGCAAAAGAACTAAATCAACTTTTTCTCGTTCTACACAAGTAGTTCAAGTTCAGCCATCTAATTCAGGCATTACTTCCGTTTTTACTAACACAGCTAAATCAGTTTCTTACTCTGCACCTAGATCTCTTACAGCTGCAGCAGCACAGATAAAAATAAATGACAAAGGTGAATTCGAACAATTTAGAATTCGTCGTGCTGCAGGTTCGTCAGCATGGCAAGCCGAAGCTTGGGAATACTACGATGCAATCGGTGAAATCAAATACGCATTTAACTTAGTTGCTTCTGTTGTTTCACGCATTCGTATTTATGCAGCAGCCATTGATGATCCATCTGAGCAACCAACATCTGTTAGAAACTCAGCTATAGTTGATCAAAGACTTGCAAATGCAGCAGAGCGTGCTTTAGAAAGATTAAACTCAGCATATGGTGGACAAGCAGGACTTCTTAAAGATGCAGCACTTAACTTGGCTGTCGCAGGAGAATGTTACTTGGTTCAAATGCCAGCTCGCCCAGGAAATAACCTTCCTGAGTCTTGGGATATTCGTTCTGTTGATGAAGTAACTGCAGATGTTCGTGGCGGATTTAATGTTATTGGCCGCCGTGAACAAGCAACTTCTTCACAAGGCGCTACTGCAAATACAAAATTAGGTAAGAATGCATTTATCGGACGCATCTGGCGTTCACACCCACGCTTTTCAGATGAAGCAGACTCTTCACTTCGTGGTTTGCTAGATCTCTGCGCCGAACTCCTTCTACTGAATAGGACATTCCGTGCGACTGCTCGCTCTCGTCTCAATGCTGGTGCGCTTTATCTACCTGATGGTCTTTCCGTCGCGTCGCAAGGCGATGCAGACTACCCCTACGATTCTGAGGATGGTATCGGCGCAGGATTTACTGCTGAGGAAGCGGAAGATGAATTCGAAGAACAACTAATGGATGCGATGACTACTCCAATTCGTGATGAGGAGTCAGCATCAGCAGTTGTTCCACTTATTATTCGCGGTCCAGCAGAGCTTGGTGATCGTATCAAGCAATTTAAGTTTGAGCGTTCATTTGATCCTGCATTGGCTCAGCGTGCAGATCGTGTTCTAGAAAGAATCCTTCAGGGTCTTGATGTACCAAAGGATGTAGTCACTGGTCTTGCCAATGTCAAGTACTCGAACGCTCTCCAAATTGACGAATCTCTATATAAGGCACACATCGAGCCTCTTATGTTGCTCATTGCAGATGCTTTGACTGTTGTTTATCTTCGTCCGTATCTTATTGCAACAGGTTTCGAAGAGTCACAAGTAAATCGCATTGTTGTTTGGTATGACCCATCAGCAATTGCAACTCGCAATGACCGTGCAGCAGATGCAGATGCAGGATATGACCGCATGGCAGTCTCTGCAGATACATGGCGTCGTGCTCATGGCTTCTCAGATCAAGATGCACCTACTCCAACAGAAGTTGCAGTTCGACTTCTACAAGAAAAGGGCGCTATCACACCAGAATTTACAGAAGCAATGCTCGGAGCTATTGCACCAGAGGTGATTAACAAGATCCGTGGTGCACAGCAAGCAGCTTCAGTTGCTCCACTACCTCCAGAAGTAGAACAAGCACTTCAGCAAGCAGCTCAAGGCGCTGAGGAAGCAGGTATTGCTTCAGAAACACCAACAGAGGAGGCTCAGCAATAAATGGCTGAAGAAACTTGCCCTCCAGCAACACAAGACATTGCACTAAATCTTAAAAATCGCAAGAACGCAATCGATACAGCAATGTATGGACCATTAAATCCTGCAGAACCAAATGAAGAATATTGGACTGCACTTGGTTCTGAGTGGGGTGTTGATTCCGAAACTGCTAAGAAGCAAACTTGTGGAAACTGTGCTGTGTTTATTCAAACACCAGAAATGCTTTCTTGTATCGAGAGTGGTTTAACAGATAACGCAGACGAGTTTGATTCAATTGATGCAGCTGGTGAGCTTGGATACTGCGAAGCCTTTGATTTTAAGTGCGCTAGTGCTCGTACTTGCCGCGCTTGGGTTGCTGGCGGTCCTGTAACAGCTGCAGCAAAGAAAAAGCGTACTATTTCCCAAACTCCAGCTCCAAAGAAAGATCGCATCAAGGGATCAAGCAAAAATAAAAAAGGTTCTGCATCTGGATCCCGCAAAATTAATTTTTCAGCATCAGTAGAAAAGTCACTTCGTGAAAAAGTAGAGACACACAACAAAAAAGCATCAAAGGGCCGTCGTGCAACTCTAGGAATGCTAAAAGCTGTATATCGTCGTGGTGCAGGAGCGTATTCCGTTTCTCACAGACCAGGAATGACTCGCAATCAATGGGCAATGGGTCGAGTTAATGCATTCTTGCGTCTTCTTAAATCTGGAAAGCCATCAAACTCAGCGTATGTAACTGATAACGACTTACTTCCATCAGGACATCCTCGTTCAACAAAGAAATCAAACTCTGTGACCGCTGCAGCTGGCTTAGTTCCAGAAGAAAGCGATCTAGCAGAAGCGCTGATCGAGATTGCGGACAAATATGGAAAGTTCAATGAAGATGCCACAGGAATCTGGGCAGGATATACACCACCAGCAGAAAATGATGTCAAAGGAATCGGAGTCAAGTGTTCTTCATGTGTTTTATACATGGGTAACGGCTCGTGCAGAATCATCGACATGGAAGTCGAAGACGAAGGTAAGTGTCGTTTCGCGGTTATTCCAGATGGCGTCGTTGATGTCGGAGTTCTCGAAGGTGAAAAGCTCGGAAACAACATCCAATCAGAGCAAGAACTCGCAGAGCTAGCAGAGCAATGGAGCTATCAGCAAGAATTAGAAGCTGGTATAGGTAATCCAGAAGATTATCCAAATCCTGAAGATGCAATTCTTGCTCTAACAGAGTATTCAAGTCTTGGGTATGAAGCAGAACACGCAATTCGTGCATCATGGCTTCGTGCAGTCCGTAATGGAGAAGATCCATTTAAGAGAGCAGCTCTTCTAGCATCTCTAGGTGAAGAAAGCCTAGATGCAGACTTACTTCCTGTAAAAGAGGAAGAGTAAAGATGATTTTTTCTCAAAGAATTTTATCTACTCGTGAACAAGCACGAGTTATTCGTCGTGAAGTAATTGAACTTGTAGATAAAGCTAACGAATTTTCTGTAGGATCTCGTAGAATTAATCGTAGAGCTGCTTATAAAGTAATTTCACGCTCTCTTAGTCAAAGCAGAGACCTTCCATTCTCTATTCGTAAGCACAAGGCTATTACAGATCTTTCAAACTACATTTCACTTGCCAAGTACAATAAAGTTATAGGTCTTACAGCAGATCACACTGACCTTCTCCCAATTTCTCATCCAAGATCAACTCAAATTAATGCGCTATCAGCATCTGCACTAGTTCAAGCAAAAATTCGTTGGTATGTAGATGATCCACGAATTAAAGATGACACTGTAAAGTCTCTTGTTGCATCTGCAATGGCTGCACCAACAGATTCTGCAGAATACAAATACGCTCTTACTCGTTTAGAGAATCTTCCAGCATCAGAACTACCACTCGAGGCTCTTGCTGCAGCTGCAAATCCATATGCAGGTAAAAACTCTGCCGCTGCTCGCCGTGCCCGTGAGTCTATTCAACTCTCAGACCGCTTTGAGAGATGGCTCGATATGTTTGGATCTCTTAAGAAGCGTGCTACAGATGGCTTTAGAACTTATGTCCGTAGAAATGACGGAACAACACGAAGCCACTCAGGCGTTGTTCTTAATCAGAATATGGAAAGACCAGAACTTATTGATATTGAGGTTGGTAAGGGCAAAGTTGCAATTGTTCCTATTAAATCTGGTGAAGGATTAAAAGCTTTTATCAAAGACCCTGATTCTGTAGATGGTTTTTCTCAGACAGAAGCAAAGCCAACTAACGCTCCAATAATTCCAGAAGATTCTATTGTTTTTACTGAAGCTCCTAGTATTTATCGTAAAGAAGATGACTACAGAGGTAAAGGCACAAAGTACACAGACGATAAGTACGACATTATTAAGTTTGATAATCCTAAAGATGCAATGCCTCTTATTGATGACTCAAATAAGCGTGCAGCAGATTTGGATAAGCCAGCTCCAAAGCAATTAAAACTTGGAGAGATTGATTCAGACACAGGTCGTCAGTTCTGGAACCCAGATGAGCCAGTTTTTGCAGTTGCTCGTCGTGGTAAGAAAACAAATTTTGCATTTACTCAAACTTGGAAAGATGTTAACAACGAGATTATGCTCGACGAGCCAGATCTTGATGAAGAAGAAGGTCGTGATTACACACGCCCAGAGCCTAGAACTTCAGATGACACTGTTCCTCTTATACAGCAAGCTAATAAAATTTTTGATGGCAAAAAGCGTAAACAAAAAGAAGATAAAAAAGAAACAGCTCCTGCTTTCCCATATAAAGTTCCAGATCGTGCATACGAATTTAACCCAAATGAAGAGTACACACCTGAATTTGATTTTGACGATCCAGAATCACTTGCAGAAATTGACACACCAGTTTTGGAAGAAGCTCTTCTTCGTTCTGTAGAACCAGTAAGTGCAACTGAAAGAGCAACAGGATTTGCACCACTAGATCTTCCAAACGGAGATACAGAGGATGTTAGCTCAGAAGCAATTGCATCAGCTCTTAGAGCTAAGGGCCAAGACGCTGAGATGGCTCTTGCAAAAGCTTACGACAAAATTGCAGGAGATACAAAGAATCAAGATGATTTAAAAGCTTCTCGTGAAGAACGCAGAGCGGATGAAGCTGCAAAGCCAGCAGATCTTGAAGAAAAGTTTGATGAAGTAGTTAAAGAAGAACCAGAAAAAGTAGAACCTACTCCAGTATCTGATGAAGTTGCAGAGGATATTGCAGATACTTCAGAAGGTCTTGTAAGAGATCTTTCAGATGAAGAGCTTAGAAAGATTCCAGCTCTTAAGGGTCTTTCAGACGAAGAATTCGACAAGATTGTCAATGATCCAAACTACGACTATTCAAGCGTTATACCTAAAATTGACGATTTTGATGTGCCAGAAGGTATGTACAAGCCGGGCGAGTCTACAGCTGAAGATCGTCTTAATGCTTTAGAGCTTGCAGCAATTTCAAATAGAAGAGCTCCTAACTCTTTACTAGAAAGCAAATTGAAAGAAGCCATGGACGGAAGTGGTCCAGAGTTGGGTAAAGCTTCTATCCCTGCTGCTGATGAAAATGGCGAGCCAATAGATATTCCAGTATCTGCAGAAACCCTTCGTGATGCTATAGCTCTTCGCGGCAAAGATGCTGCTAAGGCTATGAAAAAGATTGCTAAACCAGAAGCAGAAGAGAAGCCAGCTAAAGAAGAGAAGCCAGCTGAAGAAGAAAAAGAAACAAAGCCAGTAGGAACATATAAGCGTTCTGGTGGAAGAACTCTTCTAAAAGACGGAAAAGGCAAGCCTTTTACATCTAACAAAGAAGTTGCAGACTTTTTGGCAGAAAACGGTTTCGAGTTTACAGAAAAAGTTACAACTAAAGATGGAAGAGAGCTTCCAGTTTATGCTCACTCAAAGCAGCAAACAGATGAAGAGTTTAAGTCTTTGGCAAGAGAGCTTCGTGATCGTTTTGGTATTGATCTAAAGCCTCGTCCAGCAACTACTCAATCTCCAGCTCAAGAAGAAATTGATTTTGATGCTCCGTCTCCAGAGAAGCCAGCAGAAGCTGAAACTCCAATAGTTCCTCCTACAACTCCACCTACAGGTCCTGAAGGCGTTGAAGAGCCAGAAGAAGAAGAGCCTAAGCTAGACCCAAAGCGTCCTACAAATGTAAGTAGTAAAAATGATTTAGTAAACGAAAACCAAAAAATTGTTGTTCAAGATAATAATGTCTTTACATTAGACGGAAAATTCTTAGGAAAAATTCCAGAAGGAATGTCTGCAGAAGAATTTTTAAGATCTTATTATTACAGAGCAACTCGTACTGGAAGAGATGCAGAAGCTATTGCAAAGGCTATAAAAGCATCAGAAAAAGATAAGCCTTATGATGGATCAGATTTCTACCCTACAGAATAGAGAAGAAGAAGAAGAACTATCTAATAGTAAAAAAGATTTACTTAAGCAGCTTGTTAATGAGCGCCGTATTGTTCAGGATGCCATTGATGAAGCTGATCTTTCAGATGAAGTAAAGCCAGAAGAAAAACAAGCTCTTCGTGATCTCTACGATAAATTAACACGAGCAATTGACGCAATTGTTCTTGGTGAACAAGTAGAAGATACCAAGTCTCCAGAAAATCAAGTAGCCGATGAGACTTTGTCAGAAGCATTTAATGATGAAGCATATAAACCTACTATTCAAATACTTCTAGATAAGCTGTTTGGAAGAAAAGAAGATAAGGTCCCAGTTGGGCCTTTTGGATCACGCAAAGACATGATCTCAAAGTTGATGTGGTTTAAGTGGGGCGCTGGATTTAAGAAGAACGGAAGCAGACAGAATTGCTTCTGATCGTGCAAAGATTATTGCAGAGGCAAAGAAAGCTCGTCGCAAGGCATATGAGGACAGCCTCATTGAAGAATACATTCGTGGCAAGAAGGGTAAAGCAGCCAAGCCAACTCCTGAAGCTCCTGCTGCAGAAGAAAGTAAAAAACCTACAGACAGCCTTAAGGAAGGGGATGAATTTTATCTTCCTGGCGTTGGAATGGTTAAAGTTAAAAAAGTAACTTATGCTCCAGTTCCTGGTCGTGGAGTATTTGTTGAATACGAAGATAAAGACGGTAATACTGGAAATACAGAAATATTTGATAAATTTGTAGAAACTCGTGCTCCAGAAGCTAAAACTGAAGAAGCTCCAGCTACACCAGCAGCAGAGTCAACTCCAGCATCCACACTTGTTAAAAAGATTAAATCAAGAACTTCTCAACTACAGCCAGGCGATGTAAAAGCTGATGACTTCTTCACTATTACAAAAATAGAACAAGAAGGAACTAAGCCAGTTAGAGTTGACGGAAAAGTTCAAGAAGTTCCTTCATACAGAGTTACTGGCTACTACCCAGGTTCAGTAGAGCAGTCCAGCAAGCTTTGGTCTGACAACTACGCACCAGAGGTTTATCGTGGAGCAACTCCTCCTTCAAAGGGAGATCTTCCAGAGCTAAATCAGCCTAAAGCTGAAGACTATGGCGATTTTGCATATCCAAACCAGACAAAGGTTAAATACAAGGACCGCACACTCTGGGCTCCAAAAGACAAAGCTCTTGCAGATAAATTCTTAGAAGATTACAAAGCGTATGACGAAGAACTTGCTCGTCGTAAGGCACTGTGGCAAGCTCCAGAAGTTACTGCAGAAAATGACGAATCAAAGTCAGGTTCTCCAACAACTCCTAATAATCCTCTCTATACAGACAGTGTTCCAGCATCTGAAGTAAAAGAAGGTGACATTGCATTTAGAAGAGACAAAGATGGTCTTAAGGAATTCTTTGTTGTAACTAAAGTTGTTAGCGATAGAGATGGAACTACAACTCTTGAAGGACATTATGTTGGACACCAGACACAGACTAAAGAATGGCGCTCTGGAACTAACATTGAAGTAATTCGTGGAGAGACAAACCTTCCTGCAGCTGGAGATAAAGAACCTCTAGATCGTCCAGATAAGACTCTTCCAAACTATGCAGAACTCGAGAAGGCTCGTAAAGAAAAAATTGCTGAAGCAGATAAGGGTTACTCACCAGTATTCCCAACAGAAGATGCTTTTAAGGGAGTTACTCCTCTAGAGTCTAAGCCAAACCTTCCAGCGTTCTATGGATCTGCTGAAGAGCTTCTTGCTCTTGGAGATGGACCTGAAGTTATGAAGGCTCTTGATGAAAAGGGCTTTATTGTCTTTGACTTCGAGACAATCGGAAAAGATGTAACTAACTCGCTCAATCCTGATGCTCCTATCCAAGTTGCAGCATCTAAATATCTAAACGGTGAAAAGGTAGATACATTAAATCTATTCATTAATCCGGGAGAACCTCTTTCAACTTATTACTACGAGACAGATGAAGCTGGGAATAGAGTTCTTAAAGCTGATCGTTTAAGAGATTCTGAAGGCAATCCAATTACAGACGAGTGGCTAGCTACTCAGCCTGAAATCAAAGAGCAGCTACAAAAGCTTCTCGATTTCTTTGGAGAAAAGCCAATTCTTGTTGGTCAGAACAACACATTTGATATTAACTTGCTTGAGCGCTGGGCAGAAAAGCTTGGTCTAAACTTCTCAATGGGTGGAGCTGTAGACACAAGAACAATTGCTAAGATTTTACAAGCTAAAGATCAAAAGTCAGTTGAATTCCCAGAGAATCCAGCTGATGGAGATGTTGTAACTATAAATGGTGGAGACTGGGTTTACTCAGAAGAGAAAAAGCGCTTTATAGCACCGTCTAATTCTTTGAAGCCACTCGCAGAGCGTCTAGGAGTTTCCACAGATGCTCCAGGTGGATTCCACGACGCAGCATTCGATATTGATGTAACAGAAAAAGTCCTTCGCGCTCTTATGTCTCAGGTGCAAGCTGGAGACTTTAAGACAACAGGAGCAACCAAGAAGTATGACGCTGGATATGACAAGTGGATTAAGTCCCGTGATCAGAGAGTCAAGGATATTGCCGCAATTCAGGCAGATAGATTGCTTTCTGGTAAGACTACAGATGTTGATGCAGCTGTTGGAGAAATCAATGCTGTTGGCGACGAGAAGGTTGTAATTGTCGATGGAGAAGAGACTGTAGTAACTCCTAAAGTTTACAAGTCAGCATTCTCAGACCAAGTAATTAATAAAGACTGGGTAGAAGATCCAGAAAACACAACATTTATAGAGAACGCAAGGATCAAAGATCTAAAACTTGGAGACTTTATTGTTGGTAAGAATGGAAACTACCAAGAAGTAGTTGCTTTTGACGATGACGATAAAGATCCAGCAAATGCAATTAAGGTCTTCCGTGCAGATATTGAAGATGGCGTAGTTCTTGAGAATAGAGATTCAGATAGAGAAGATGGCGGAACTGGTTTCTATCTAAATGGAAGACTTGAAGGCGGAATCTTTAGACCTAATGGAAACAGAGATAAGAGCAGTGCTCAGATCAATGTTGATTCTATTAAACCAGAACCTGTAGACGAAACTCCAGTCATCGTTGAGCCTGTAGCTCCAGTAAAGGGCGAAGAATTAACTGATGACCAAGTAAAGACAGTTGTTGCAGATGTTATTGATGACATCACATCTGGTGCAAAGCCTGAAGCAACTATTGAAGAAGCTGTTAAGGGTGCAAACATTGATGAAACCATCAAGGAGCAAGTACTTGGTGCAGATAGAGAAAAGACCTCAGAACACCTCACCAAACAAGGCGTACAGCTTGCTAAGGGAGACAGAGTTCTTAACATCAAGAACAAGAAGACTGGCCGTGTAGTAAATCTATTTGATACTTACGGCAAGGCTGGCTATACAAACTATGTAAAGATTAAGTATGACGATGGCTCTAAGGGTCCTGTAGCAAGCGACAGCTTGTCAATTATTGATGCTGCAACAGATGGTTACACACCAAGAGTTATTAATGCTGGTGATATCCTACGACCAGCCGATAAAACATCTACAAAGACAGTTCAAGATGTTGTAGACACAATTAAGAACATTCAATCTAAGCCTGTTCCTGAAGGAGTAGATGCTCCAGAGAATCTTCCAAATCCTGAAGAGCTCGCAAAAACTTGGAAAGATAAAGAAGCAGAGCGTAACAAGCTTGCTGAAGAATTAAACTTTGTTTCTACATCTCCAGAAACTGTCTCTGCTATCAAGGCAAATCTTCCAGCTAAAATTTCTACAGAGAGCTTTATGCCAAGTCTTAAGACTGGCGAACCTATGAATGTAACCTTTGGTTTTGATAAGCCAAATGGAAGAGAGCTTGCAAGCTATGCAGAGATGATGAATATCTCTAGCCCAGACGACATTCTTGTTTTCAAAGCAACTCCAGAGTACATCCTAAGAAAAGAACATCTTGCAACAATTAAACCAGATGGAACAATTACTTGGGTTGGTGAGAATCAAAAGAATACGACCTCTATAGATCTAAAGAACGCTCTAGATTCATATACAAGTCCTGTAACTGGTTTACAAGCTATGGCTGTTATGCCAGAAGAAGACGATGAAGAGCCAACACCAAGTGCTCTTGGCACAGACGAAGATGTTTTTGATTACAGCAGAATTGCAAGTATCAACCCAACATCTGAGCAAAGATCAGTTATTGATGCGGTAATGACTGGAAAGAATGTTGTAGTTCGTGCTTTGGCTGGAACTGGAAAAACTTCTACTCTAAAGCTTGCTGCAAAGCGTATTAAGGCAGAGAAGCCAGATAAGAAGATTACATACATTGTATTTAATAAGTCTGTTCAGGTAGAAGCGTCTAAAGAGTTCCCAGACAATACAGATCCAAGAACCGCTGATTCTATTGGTTATTGGAATGTTGACTCAGCGCTGAGAGATAAATCAAGAAAAGCTGATTTTATTCTAAATGGACCAGATATTTCTAAGCACCTAGGAATAGTTCCTACACCAGTAAAGGTAAAGGGAACAGAGCAAAATCTTTCAACAAGAGACATTCCTAAGATCCTAAGAGATGCTCTTGATAAATTCACAGCATCAGATGATGACAAAGTCACAGTAAAGCATTTTGCTGGAATGAATTTAGACGAAGTTCCTCCTGTCTTTATTGAATGGGCAAACAAGTGGTGGGAAGATCTTTCAAGCCCAACAGGAAAGCTTTACACATCTCCTAGCGACCTTACAAAAGCATGGGCTCTATCTAAGCCAGACTTCTCTAAGGGACTCATTGGTCCAGATGCCAAGGGTAAGCCAGTAACAAGAGATGTCAATGTTGTTATGTATGACGAAGCTCAGGATATTAACCCTGTTATGGCTAAAGTCATGCGTGATCAAAAAGATGTTCAAGTTATTTATGTTGGCGATAGCAACCAAGCAATCTATGGTTTCCGTGGTGCTATCGACGAGCTAGACAATGTAGTAGCAGATTATGACTTGCCTATTACAGAAACTTTCCGCTTCGGTGAAAAAATTGCAGGTATCGCTAACAGATTCCTAACCAAACTAGATTCTAAGTACCGTGTTAAAGGTCTACCAGGCAAAGACGGAGAAGTCCTTGATGTCATGGAAGATCCAACAGTAATTATCACTAGAACAAATGGTGGCGGTATTTCAGCAATGCTTGAAATGCTAGAAAAGAATAAAGTTGTCGGTATTGATGAGAAGACATTTAACGATTATGAATCTCTTATCAAAGACATCGAATGGTTAATGCGTGCAGGTCGTGCTGGTGGAATATCTCCAGGAGCAAGAAGACCTCATAAGGATCTAGCTAGCTTTAACACATGGGCAGAAGTAATCTCCGCTGTACAAAAGGGAGAATCTCTAGGATCTGCAGCATACATGGTTAATATCTTGAGAGATAAGTCTCCTCAAGACATAAAGGATGTTCTTTCACGAATTGAGAAGATTACCAATAAGCCAGAGCCAACTGCTCCTTATGTTCCTATAACACTTGATGATCTTAAGGATGGATCTAAGGGAGTTCTTGGATATAAAACTATTAGTAAAGGTGGAAGACAGTTCCCTGTAAATGTTGAGTACTCTGTAGAGAACGGCACGATGACCATTTCAAATGGTGGAGATTTCTCTACTCTCCTTAGAGGAGCAGGGTTTGAATACAATCCCGAGAAATACACATATTCAAAGAAACTTGATAACAAGGAAGAACTTCTACCTCTATTTAACAAGATTAAAAGAGCTGCAAGTGGCTACAAGCCAGAGAAGCCAATCGAAGTAGAAATTATCACTGCTCACAAAGCAAAAGGTAAGCAGTGGAAGCGTGTAAGAATATTTGACGACTTCAAGGGTCCAGAACTCAGTGAAGAAGACGGTCAGATGAAGCTTCCAGCTCCAGAAGAAATGCGTCTTTCCTATGTTGCAGTAACTCGCGCTGAGGAAGCTGTAGAGCTTGGTTCCCTTGCTTGGATTACAGATGTAACTTCAGAAGCAGATGAATCCTCAAACTTGGAACCAGTTGAAGCTATTCTTGGAATGAAGGTCGGAAAAGATATAGACCCAGTAACAGCTGAAGAAGCTGTAAAGTCTGATGAAAAGACTGCTCGCAAACTTGATGAGAAGACAGAAGCAATTGCTGATGCGATTATCGAGATGATTGAAAAGGGCACACCTCCTTGGCGTAAGCCTTGGACTGGTGGAGGGTTCTTACCAACTAGCGTAAGCACAGGTAAGCCATACCGTGGAACAAACATTCTCACCCTCTGGGCTGCTGCAACAAAGAACAATTGGACCGACAACCGCTGGTTAACTTACAAGCAAGCAGAAAAGCTTGGTGGAAATATTAAGAAGGGTGAAAAAGCAACCTTCATTATCCACTGGACTCCAAGATTTAGAGATGTAACTCAGCCTGACGGTACTGTTGAAAAGCAGTTCTATTGGACACCACCTAAATTCATACCAATCTTCAATGTCGAGCAAGCTGAAAATATCAACTTGCCTCCACTAGTTACTAGAGATCCTGTTCCAGTAAGCGAAGCTGAGCAGATAGTTCTAGATGCTTATACAGATAAGCCAGAGATTACTTATAGAGCTCAAGACGGTGCGTATTACACACCTTCTGAAGACAAGATTTACATGCCTCTAAGAGAGCAGTTCACAGATCCAAAAGATATTTTTGAAACTTTGATTCACGAGCTTGCACACAGCACTGGTCACAAAGATAGACTAGGTAAAGAAGGAAAGCGCAAGGATCTTCAAGATAACTACGGCAATCACAAAGCAAGCCGTGGTGAAGAAGAGTTGATTGCAGAAATCTCTGTTGCACTTCTTGCATCTGAGCTTGGCGTAGAAATTGACTGGGGCAATGTTGCAGCTTACGCAGACAGTTGGCTCAAGCCTCTTAAGGACGATAAGTCTATGATCATCGTTGCCGCAAAGATGGCACAAGATGCCGTCAACTATATGATGGGCAGAAAAGATGACGAAGAAAGCACAGAGAAGCCAGTAGGCGAAGGCGTTGGTAGTGAAGGTAAGACTGGCGAGGAAATAGCTGAAGAGAAACCAGCTACTGAAGAAGCTCCACAACCTAATGTTGGAACTGAAGGCCAGACTGGCGAAGAGATTACTCAAGCTAATATTGCAAAAAATAGAGATACTTCTATAGAAGTAAAAAAGTACAAAGACCCAGAAACTGGTGAAGAGTGGGATCTTTGGGATGATGTAACTTTTGAAGACTCTGGTGAGCGTGGAGAAGATAATCAAGGTCTTGAAAACATTCATGGGATTTATGCAAGTCGTCTACTAGCTGATGGTGAATATATGACTGATCGTGCAGAGATTGATAAATACATTGCTGACACTTTAGAGAAGTATGGTTACGGAAAGAAATTCTTTGCTCTTGCTAATAAGAAGATTTCAGACTCTACTCTCGGACCAATTACTAAAGAAGGATTTTTAGAAGCAGCTGTAGGTCTTGCTAATAGATCACAGATGCCAGCAGATAATCCTCTAAAAGAGATAGACTTTCCTTTAGTCTTAGTTCGTAGCCGTGGGATCAAAAAGGTCGCACTTCTACACGAAATTGCTCACCTTATGGAGGGTAGTTGGAAGAATGGAAAGCCTGGGGGGCATAACTTGAATTGGTATTCTACCTTCTTGGCTCTTTTAGATGGTGAGGGTTTCAATAAAGAAGCAAATCTACTAAGATCAGTAGCCCCAGTGGCGGAAGGAGATACAGGTGCCATTAATAGATGAAGATAGCGACGATTTTGTCCCTGTTGCACTCTCTGATGACAAAAAGTCATTCCCCGGTCTTCCAGAAGAAGACTCTAAGGAGAATGTATAATGGCTAAGTCAGATAAAGAAAACTACATCAATCTCATGACTGATGCCTATAGGAAGATAATGGATATCGCCTTTATCGATCCTGCAACAGATGATGTTGAGGACTCAGAAATGGTTGACGAAATTCCGAAGGAGGATCGATGAAAACTGTAATGGTTTCAGCCGAGCCTACAGAAGGAATGGCTATTGCATATAAGCAGTACGAAGATGTAGTCAAACAACTTGTTTACTACAGCGAAGACTATGGATTTTTTACTCTTATCGAAAATAGATGGTATCCAATTGCCGCTGGAGATAAAAGCCTTGAAGGACTGACTCTTATTGATGTAGAAAGATCAAACTACAAAACAGTAAGAGACATGTATGCAAATGCAAAATCAACTAACAAAAAACTTACATATAAAGATATAGAAAAATATAGAATCGAGTATGTAATAGCGGAGGAGAAGAAATAATGGAATACATTGGTCGCAATGGTTCACAAATCCTCTATGTAAACGATACTCTTGGAACAATCGTTGACGAAGATAAGAATCTAGTTCTCTCTGTAGATATCAAGGAACCACTTATTGCATCTGCTAAATGGGACCCTTCAGATGATGACCGACCAACTGGGGTTGCCGTAGAACTTGCAGCAGCAGCTCTTACAGATTTAGATATTAAAGTTTTTTCAAACTCAGATCGTATGTACACAATTCCAGACTCCGTAGTTGCAGAAGCAAAGCGTGGTCTTGAGTGGCGTAAAGAAGAAGACCGCGGTGGAACATCTGTAGGTCTTAATACCGCCCGCACTCTTGCTCGCGGAGGTCAAATTGGTATTCGCAAGATTCGTCATATCGCAAAGTATTTCCCACGCCATGAAGTAGATAAAAAGGGTAAAGGCTATAAGCCAGGAGTTAAGGAGTATCCAAGCAATGGTCGCATTGCATGGGCTCTTTGGGGTGGAGATGCCGCCAAGTCTTGGGCAACTGCCATTGTTAATCGTGAAAACAAAAAAGCAAAATCAAATTCGATTACTGCTGGTGGATTAGATCCAATGGAATACGAGATGCCAAAGCGCATCAACTATGACTCTTTCATGCATTCAAGAACAATGCCTGAAGATAATGTAATTGAATTTTATGCTCGTGTTCGTCTAGATGGTTCAGGTATTGACCGTCTTTACAGAATTGAACCAGAAGGTCACATTTATGTTTGGGATGATGGCGACTGGGATGACATGGGTATGCCAGATGCAGACATGTCAATGTATGACAAAGCTTTAGATGATTTTACTGACGAGACTCCATGCGGTCATATTCCAGTAGATACAGACACAGCTCTTCTTATTGCAGCACTTCTTGACAACGAACCATTTATTGCTCAAAAGGTAGAAAAACTATACCCAGAAGAGTCAAAAATGTATCTAGATGCATCTCAAGAAATTGATGGGGAACTTCTTGATGAAATGGCTCTTCCAGATGAAATGTCTGGAGATTGGGATTTCATGGATGACAGCCTTACTGCAGCTGTAGGTGATGGTGTCTACACTCCAGAAGAGCGTTCAGAAAATGTGTCTAAGCAACTTCGTGATAAATCAGGAAAGTTTGCCAAAATGGGTGGCCGTGTAATTATTGGTGGTCGTCCACAATATCAAGGAAACATTCGCTCAATTGATCCAGTAACTAAAACTGTTGGTGTAGAACTTGATAACGGAAGTGTAATTAATGTTTCTGCTTCTATGACAGAGCCTTTAGAAAGCTACACACCGATGCCAACTATGGTTGCTGAAGGTGAATTAGATACTTCAGGAATTCTTGGTGAGCCACGCACTCCTATGGATTCTCCAGTTCGTATGCCAGGAACTCTTCCACCACTAAACGCAGCAAATCTTCAGTTAATGCTGACAAACTATCCTCAATGGGTATCAGAACAAAGACTTTCACCAGAAGCTACACCTACTACTCAAATAAAAACTTCTAGAGCAGATTCAGTACCTAGCAGAGTTCCTCAACAGCCACAGAATGTTGAAAAAGAAGTTTCTAAAGATAGTCCTTTATATAAATACTATCCAGAAAAGTTTACAGACTGGGATAAAGAAGTTAATGCTTACAACATTCCAGAATTAAAGAAGTGGCTTGAAGCTGGTCCAGAGTCTCGTCGTAAATATAATCCTTTTGTAGACCCTAAAAAGACAGAAAAGTTTGTAGAGCCAAGAGGTATTAAATCTCCTAAGTTAGACAAATACGGTCAACCTCTAAAAGCATCAGCTATACCAAACGATATGACACCAAAAACATCGGATGTCCCTGTTCTTCATATGGCAGTAGTTTCACCAGATGACCCACAAGCAGTTATGGATTTAGTTGCTTTAGTGCCAGCTAGTGATAAGAGTAATCAGCCAGCAGCATTTATAAGAAAAGATGGAAAGTGGATTGCAGATCCTCAAATGTTGATGGATCTTCGTAGTGTTACCCCACCACCAGTAGTTGTTTTAGATGACGCTACTTTAATAGATGTTTTATCTCAAGTAGATGACAAACCAATTACTGCAGCTGGAGGACTTGATAGAAATCGTGGTCAGGCAGAGAAGCTTCGCCGCTACTGGCTATATGGCAAAGGTGCAGCCAAGATTCGCTGGAGAACTCCAGGAGATTGGACTCGTTGCTATCGTCAACTAGCTAAGTACATGGGTCCTCGTGCCAAGGGTTATTGCGCCCTTCGTCATAAGGAAGCAAATGGCTACTGGCCAGGAGATAAGAAAAATCAAGAGATGTCATCATTTACTGTAAATACTTTGCGTGATTATGATGAACTTTTGAGCAGTTTTGTGCTTCGTGCAAAAGCAGCAGATGCTCGTGCAAGAGTTATGACTGCTGGCGGTTCTATGGAAGAAGAGTACGGATCTGAGTTTTATATTCCTCTAGTTATCCCAGAGGGTGTTGAATCTGGTGACGGAAGAGTTATGGATAAAGGTGCTCTCAGCATGAGAGAACTTCCACTTCCTCTTCTATGGCAAATACAAACAGGCGAAGGACATAATGGTTCTGTTGTAGTTGGCAAGATTGTTTCTATGGAACGCACTGAAGATGGTATTGGTAATGCTAAAGGCTATTTCGATAAAGGTGCTTATGGACAGGAAGCTGAGCGTTTAGTACGCGGTGGCTTTATTCGTGGAGTTTCGGCTGATCTCGATCAGCTTTCCAAGAATGCTCAATTCAACTCGCCGATGAGCTCGGCGGAGAAGAGGAAGAAGTGAATATCCCTGACGGCGTATATGTCGAAGGAGTAAACCCTCTCGATGCTTCGGCTCTTGTTGCTTGCGGAATGATTGCAGGAGCAATTCCTGTAGTCCCACCTAGGGAGTGGTTTAACAATCCAAAACTAAGTGGACCTACTCCACTTACTGTTGAAGATGATGGTCGAGTATTCGGTCATATCGCAGCATGGCATGTTGATCATATTGGACTTAGCATGGGAACTAAACCACCACGCAGTCGTAGTGGATATGCCTATTTCCATACTGGAGTTTTAAGAACAGAAGACGGTAGCGATGTACCAGTAGGACAGTTAACTCTTGCGGGGGGACACGCACCGTTAGAAGCATCTGCTCATGAAGCAGTTCGTCATTATGACGACACAGCTTCCGCTATTGCAGATGTACATGCTGGAGAAGATGCCTTTGGTATCTGGGTTGCTGGATCTTTGCGTCCAGGATCTACTCCAGAACAAATTCGTGCACTTCGTGCATCAGCACCTTCTGGTGACTGGAGACCAATTAAGAATGCTTTGGAACTTGTGGCAGTTTGCCAAGTAAATGTTCCAGGATTCCCAATCGCTCGTGCTCGTGTTGCATCAGGATCTGTTATGGCTCTTGTTGCTGCTGGAGCTCAAGTACTTGCACAGCTAAAGGCAGATCCTCTTTCAGAAATGCAAAAGAGAATTGAAGAGCTAGAGAAACCACAAAAAGAAGCTCTAGTTGCTTCAGCAAACGCTGCTCGTGTTCGTATTCAAGATTTCCAAAATGAGCAACTACAAACTCAAAAAGCTTTGATTGCTGCAAAAGTTGCACAAGTGAAAGCAGATGCAGATTCAGATTTTGATTATATGAATCAAACTTTTGATGAGAATCCAGAAGCAGAACTAGCTGTTATTTCTCGCCGAGTCCGTATGAGACTTGCTGAAGAAGGCAAGGCCCTTCCAGACGGTTCTTACCCAATTCGTAACCCACAAGATTTGAAAAATGCCATTCGTGCTTATGGTCGTTCTCGTCCAGGCATGAGAGGTAAGGTAAAGCGTCACATTATGAAGCGTGCTATTGGACTTAATAAAGAAGAGCTAATTCCAGAAAACTGGAAAGGCGCGGCTTCTGACCTAGACGATATTGTCTCTACTTTTAAGACCCGTGCACAGGTAGCAGCTGCGTTAATTGTAGATCCTTCAAAAGCACTTTCTATTAAAGAAATTACAGACAATTTAGAAGCAGTTTTTTCTTCAAAAGAATTTGCTGAAGGAGATATTCCTGCAGAGGATTTAGAAGGTCTAACTGATGAAGAAATTGAAGTTTTAAAGCAAGAGGCTAAGTCTCGTAAGGCAGCTGAAAAGCAAGCCGAAGAGGGTCGTGCTAAATACACCCCAGAAACTCAACCTCGTGATGCTTCAGGCAAGTTCCGTCAGGTGCTTGCTCGTATCAAGCAGGACCTTGGCACCTCTGGTCTAGACCGTGTTCTAGACAAGATTGAAGAGGCTGAAAACTTTGATAACACAGGAAACTACGCTGGAGCAGCTAAAGCTGCAACGGAATTGCTTGACATTATCGAGCGTTTGGACACTGGAGCGCTAAATGCTGAAGCTTTAGAAAATATCCGTTTGAGCGCTGGAGAGCTTGGAAAGGTTATCGCTAACCTCCCATTTGCCTTCGGAGAAGAGGCTCAAAAGATCCGTTATTCCGATATGCCTCCAGCCCTAAAAGACCTTATGAAGGACATGGTTAAGCGTGTAGAGGACAAAATCGGCCAAGAAGATGCCGATATAGCTACAGAGGGCTTGAAGAAGTTCATCTCTGGAAGCGACCTTTATAACCAGTCAGAGATCTCTAGCGAGATGGCAAAGCTTCTCCGCTTACTTACCTAAGTAGAGAAAAATCGTACAAATAACACTATAAAAAATAATGTACTATATAAATCAGGTGGAGTGCCTCCACGCATATGTGCGTTCTTGGAGTCCCTCGGCCTCGACTGATAAGCGAGACGAGAAGCCTTAACACCTTCTTGTCGTGACTGCCCCGGAGGAGGGACAGTAGTGGACCAAATTAAAGAAATGTTTGATCAGCTAGCTGATCTTGCAGATGACCAAGTTACTGAACTTCAGAACAAGATCATCAAAGAGTTTGAGTCCGTTGAGAAAGAAGATCCAACTCCGCAATCAGTTGATGCGATGTCGTCATTAGCCGACATGCTTGACACCGTCCGTGGTGAATTCAAGCGACGCGAGGCCGCGGTTCAGGAGCTCGCCCAGCGGGCCGCTGAAGCAAGCGCTCGTGTTTACGGCGAAGGCGAAGAAAAAGATATGGAATCCGATTCCGAAGAGGAAAAGAAAGAAGATATGTTGGAAGAAGCAGAAGAGATGGCAATGCCATCTAAGGATGCTGAAGAAGACATGCCTTCTGAAGAAGTTCCTGTCGCTGAAGCTCCTGCTGCAGAAGAAATGCCAGCAGAAGAAGCACCTACTCCAGAGATGGATGAGGAAAAGAAAAAGGAAGAGGAAAAAATGTCTGAAGCGTCAATCGATGTGGATAAGACCGTCGAACTCTCGACAGAATCAAATGAAGTTGTTACCGAAGCAGCTGCCGCTGTAGAGGCAACCGCTGTTGTAGCTGATGGCGCTGAAGAAGCACCAGCAGATGCACCAGCAGATGTAGTAGACGCTGCTCCTGCAGATGCAGAAGTAGCAGCAGAAGCTGAAGTAGTAGCTGAAGCAGTAGCAGTAGAAGCAGATGCAGCAGTTGCTGCAGATGCAGAAGCTGCAGTTGCTGATGTTGCTGCAGATGCAGAAGCATCAACCAAAACCGAAAGTGAACCAACAATGGTTCAAGAAAAGATGGAGGCACCTGTGACCGCCGCTGCTGATAATGCAGATAACCTCAATATTGAGGTCCCGGCTGACCGTCGCCCTGTTGCACAGGCATCTGTAGCTCCCGTGGCAATCACTGCGGGTGCTGACATTCCTGGCTACACAGCTGGCAGCTCAATGACCGACATGAATGATGTCGCGTCAGCGTTCGAAAAGCGTATCCACGCTCTTCGTCGCGTTAACGGTGGAGATGGAGAGCAACACATCGTTGCATCTATCACCACACAATATCCAGAGGAGCGCGTTCTTTCAACAGACGCAGAATCCAACTGGAAGAAGATTCAGGCCGTAACTGGTCCTGAAGCACTTGTTGCATCTGGTGGACATTCGACACCATTCGAGGTTAAGTACGATATCTTCGGTATCGGAACAACTGCTCGTCCTCTAAAGGATGCACTTCCAAAGTTCCAGGCAGACCGTGGCGGTATCCGCTTCGTTACTCCACCAGTACTTAGCTCATACGCTAACGCTGTTGGAATCTGGACTGCAGCAAACGATTCAGCTGAAACACCAAGCCCAGCTTCAAAGCTTAGCTTGACAGTTTCTGCTGCAACCGAAAACACTGTTGCTACTGACGCTGTAACACTACAGCTACAGTTCGGTAACTTGATGACCCGTGCATATCCTGAATTGATCGCTCGCCACAATGAGCTTGGTCTTATTCAACATGCTCGTGAGGCAGAGGGTCAAATCTTGACTCGCCTAACTGCACTTTCAACTGCAGTTACTTCAACCTCACTAATCGGTGTAGCTCGTGACTTCCTAGTACAACTAGGTCGCGCTGCAGCTAACTACCGTGGTCGTCATCGCCTAGAGGCAGATGCTCCACTTCGCGTTATTGCTCCAGCTTGGATCAAGGATGCAATGGTTGCAGATCTAGCTCTAGCAGCACCTGGCGATTCAACACTTAATGCAGCCGCTGAGATCGATGGTTACATCGCTTCTCGCAACATCAACATCACCTACCACATCGATGATTTCACCGATGCACAGGGTGCTTCTGCAATGAACGAGTTCTCAGACACATTCGTCTGGTACATGTTCGCAGAAGGAACATTC